TATCTGCAGTTTTAAACGTCATTAAGTTACCAAAGCCACCGGCATTGGCTACGGGTGTGGCGGTACCATACCCTTGCATATAAATAGGGGTACCTTTTGCACCAGCAAAGTCCAAGCCCTGGTGATCAGTACTAGCACCAGCCGTTGGTGCGTTCCTGCGTCCAAAGCCTGATGTAACGGTAAGACCGGTTGCTGGGTTCCAGCCTAACCCTCCCCCTGGAAGTTGACTTACCAGTGGCACTCTTCCTTCGCCAATCTGTACACCAGTAAGTGCACTCTTAATTGTTTCAGGATTAATATATTGACCTGTTGCTAAGTCTTTTACGTATTGGTGAATATGTGGACCAGTGGCAGTACCAGTGGCGCCAATGTTACCTACAAAAAACCTACCGCCTGCGCCTGCCATATTAATATTTTATTACTATTCTAAAATAAAAAACCCCGCCGAAGCAGGGTTTATATCACACACGTACCAGATTGGCAGCAAAGACAGAATCCCAATCAACCCGGCGTACTTGCTTTAACTGTTCTAAGTTACTAAATCTTTCACCGGAAAGACTCATCTGTATATCCTTGATCTCTCGTGCAGTCTTAAGGCCAATTCCCTTAATATGATCAGCAATCATTTGTGGTGTTGCTGAATTTATATTAAGGCGAGTTTCGGGTGGGAAACTACGAGGTTCTTCAGCTGCTGCTTTATCTTTTACTTGTAGAGTCTTAACCGTTTTAGTGGCAGACTCATCGGGCTTGATCTCGTTTTTGTAAACGGTAAAAAGGCGACTGTCTTGATCTTCGACCAGGAACCAATCGCCGTTATCCCATTCACTAATAACCTTGACCCGAGCACCGGTTTTTGTGTGTTGGTAAAGCATAGACACCAGAAGTTCTGGTATTAGTTTAACCTAATCAGCTTACGGTGCGGTTGGGCAGGTAAGCTTCGATATCCTGGTAATCGGGAGCGTTATCGGGAACGATGTAGCAAGCTTCAACCAGGATGTAACCGGTGAGGCCAGAAGCAACATCAGCATCAGAGATATACACACCACCAGAAACGGAAGTGCCATCAGAGGTGCCCTTGGCATATACCTTGAAGGTAGTGCCAGTCGTAAGTTGCTTGTAAGCAAGGCCGCTGTTTACCAGGCCAGAAGCAGCATTGATCTGTGCTAGGGCAGAGGTAAATACTGGGGTGGAACCAAAGGCTTGGCTGGCACCTGAGAAGAAGATCTTAGCGGATGCATCACCAGAAACCGTGGAGGTCAGGTAAGCAGCAGCAACAGGTTCGCCAGAAGCAGCAACGGGGCTACCAGAGTTGTCACGACCAAAGGCAATGACGTTACCAGTGGAAGCATACACACCAGAAGACACACGACCATCACCCCAACCGGAGGCAATAGAAATGGCAGTACGGTAGATGTACGCAGATTGGGTGGTGTCACCACTGATCACCATACCAGTGATGTCAGGACGGGTGTCGTCTTGACGGTAGGGTGAAGGAATGATCACACTCATGGCTTGACCATAAGTGGTGGCGCTGCCTGAGGCCCAGGTTACGGGCACATAACCACGTTGTTGAAAATAGCGCCAGCCGGGAATAGCAAGAACGGATGTGGGGCCATCCTTGGAAGCATTAACGGTGGTGCCGCCGGTGGTATCAATGTTTTTGTACCAGCCGTTGAGGGCTTCTACCCAGTTGCCGGGGTAGATCTTTTTAGTAGACAGGTAGGTCATTTATCTCTCCGTGTTGGTTTACTTATTAATATCAAAGAATGCCGTCATCTTGGACAAAGCTGTAGGCGTTGGTAACAAAGTCCTTGTTCAGGATTTCAAAACCAGCGTACAGTTGCCAGATCAAGATGATAAAGCGGCTGAAGTCATCATTGTTATTGATGAGCACTTGAGCGTTGGGACCACCAACACCCACGCCAATTGCTTGGGGACCAAAGAAGAAACCTTGGGCAACTTCTTGGCTGCTGTAGGAAACGCTATCGGTAAAGCTAGCGGAAACGTTCTTGGTGGGGAAGTTGGTTGATTCGTAGAACTTCACACCTTCAAACTGAACGCCAGTAGGCATTACAGGTTCGCCAGCGAGGAAGTAACCTTGACCAGCTTGAGGACCTTGGTAGAAGCTGGCGTTGTTAGGCATCATGGGGTTACCCATGTACATGCCTTGACCAGGGTTACCAGAGTAACGGGCGATCTCACGGAAGTCAGCATCACGACGCAGGTGCATCATGAATGTAGGATCGCAAATGCAACGATACAAACCATCAGAGAAGGTAGGAACGTTACGCTTGCGCAGATCCTTAACAACGTTCAACAAATCAGTTGAAACGTGGAATTGCTGAACTTGTGCTGCGTATTCAGCAGTGGTGTAAGCAACTTGACCAGAAGCATTCTTGTTCTTACCACCAGCGAAGTAGTAACCACCTTGGGTGGTAGAAGCTTCACCATTGGCTTCTGCCTTGGCAAGTTCGTCAATGAACACACGGTCGCGCCACCGGCGATAGTCGTCCAAGAGGGTCAGTGAACCAATGGACTGGTGGAACATATTCAGATTACCTGTATCCAGAAGGAGACGTTGGGCGGTAATCAGGGTTTCCCGTGCAATCTTGAAGGTCGAAGGTTGGGTGGGATCAGACGGGTCAGCGGGACCAGTGTATTCCTTAAGCACCACAAGGACTTTTTCCTTGGTGATGTTACGGCTGTTGGCGGTACCGATGGTTTGATCGGAGATCCGTTCGCGGCTGTCCTTGGTACCAGGAGTACCCCAGAACTTATAGCGATCTAGTTGAACGGTTTGGCCAGGTTGGCGGGTGAAGTCATGGACCACCACGGGCTCAACGGCCATTTCGCAAATGTATGCGGGGTGGGGCCGATACAGTTCGGCACCAAGAATCTTCGGAAAATCGTTCTCCTGGTCCTTAATCTCTTAAGGGGGTGGACTATCTCTTCATCCACGTGGGATGCCGGACGCTAAATCTGGTATTACGTAACAAGAGCGTGTTACCCCCAGTAGTCTCTGCACCTTCCAATCACGAACTTGATTGGCTTGGCTCAGGATTGCCCTCGGCTTTACGTTAGGGTTTCCCTGAATTCATCCGGTTTTCACTCATCGATTGCTCGGTGAGGTGACAACGCTGAGCGTTCAGTTGAGGCATGTTATAGTTTGGGAAATTGTTTATCAACAACATGGAACCCAAACTTGTATTAGGATTTGGTAACCTTTACTTGACCAGGGAGGGCGGAGCGTTTGAGAAAAAACTTGACTCAAACAATAAGGAAGAATTTATACCTCTTCCAATCAGCTCAACCAGTGCATATGACAGGGTTTCAATTCTTGTTAATGGGAAAAGAAAACGTTTTCATTTGCATGTCTTAATGGCTGTTGCTTTTCTTGATTTAAACCTTGAGTCCCACGGCATTCATAATTTCTCACTTCAGGTAGATCACAAAGATAACAACAAGCGTAACAACTGTGTTGATAATCTTGAGGTCGTAACTAAACAAGAAAATTTACTTAGGGCTTGGGAGACTGGTTGCTACAAGAACAACGGTTTTGCCAGTAAAGGGAAGCCGAAAAAATCTTTAAGAAAGTTTTCTTCGACAGACGTGGTACAAATTAAATCTCTTAAAGAAGCAGGGCTTTCTTATAGAAAGATTGCTGAAAAATTTAACTGTAATCACGTAGCTATTTACCAAATCCTAAAAGGACACACCTACCAGGATCTGAACTAGCTATCAATAAACACTTGGTTTTATCCTCCGGTGTCGTAAGAAATTTAACGGTGAAAGATAAAGACACGTAGATGCCTTATCTCTATAAAGTTTAGCAGGTATTAATTTAACTATTGATAATAGCCAGTAATACCTGCTGATCCGGTGGTTTGTTTATAACGTGCACCGGGTGAATTACTAGAGCCGTAAGACTCTGGATCAATGGACTGTTGCTGTGGTGCAAATCCAGGAACACCTATGGCACCTGGAATCATACCAGCGGCTTGACCACCAAGGGCAGCAAGGCCAGCTGAGGCAGGAACTAAACCGGCAGCAAAAGTCCGTCCTGCAGAACGTACAATATTGTCAGGGTTAACAGATGTCGCACCGCCTGCTACTTTCGCTAGATCCAATAACGCTTGTTGGCGTAGACCACCTTCACGTACTTTGGTGGCTTGGTGTAGTAAAGCTTCTTGCCCTTCAGTACCTAATCGTTGTGCAGTTTGCATAACTAGCGGTGCATATTTACCCGCAAGTTTACGTGCCCCAAGTAAACCAGCTGCACTTCCAAGAGCTGCACCAACTCCACCTAGAGCGGCAACACCTGGTTGTTGATCTTGGGCAAGCATCCCACCAACTGCAAGACCTGCAGCGGCGGGAATACCATATTTAATTAGTGGACGCATGGTCTCACTCCATTACAAACAGTTTGTTTGCAACGGTACCAGGTTGGGCTTGGTTCAGAAGGCGCCAAGCATTTTGGGGATCAC